GCGGTGCTAGAATGCTGGCAGGTATGATAACTCAGGTAAATCAAAATGTACAAAAGAATTTTTCTATAATAGGACCGCAGTTTCTTAAGGTTAAAAAACATCAAGACTATTCTGCCAAAAAACCTTATTTTCTAGGAAAGTTAAACAGTCTAATGAAAAAATTTAATATGTCTGATACAAGTACATTTGGCGAATATCATCAAGCGTGGTGGTCAGATTTTGTAGATAAAAAATTCAAAGGAATAGACAATACAATAAAAATGGGATTGGTTAAGCGCTGGGCATTTTTTGATAAAACATTTAGACTTAACGCTAAAAATATAAGCGATGC